GCGGTCCCAATGATGGAGGCTCTAGGGCCGATAGATTCAATGAAGTTTTTGACCTAGCCACTTCGCAAGAATCTCTACCTAAGACTCAAGCTAGCTTTTACAGCGGCATCACACCAATTCTTTATCCGTCTGTCTCCTTTGAAATTGTTGGGTTTGATGACTCTCTGTATAATAAAACTCACAGCGGGAACAACCTCTCTGATCAATTTGGGAACTCCATTATTAATTTAGCATAATGACCAGCGTTAACGGCCTCATAATCAGCGACGGCTGTAGGTTAGGTATTAAGCCTGGATTTCAGAATCCCGTTGGCGGCGGTCAAGGTGGATCAACTCCTGTTGTAGTGGTGCCTTTTGATCCAAGTGCTGCTGAGGTTCCTTTTGAGCCGGGTGAAGATCCCGTTGGAGGAGGCGGTGGCGGAGGCGGTGGTGGAGTAGGCACTCCTGACCCCACAGTGACAACGGGTGATGTTCAACCTGAACCTGAACCTGATCCTGGATTCTCTGTCCCAGACCCTGGTCAAATCATCCCTACAGAGAGATTACCTTCGATAGGGCAAATACCTCAACTTCCTATCAACCCAGGTGGTGGTGAAGTCCCTACCGGAAGATTGCCAACACTAGGGCAAATACCTCAACCTCCTATCAACCCAGGTGGTGGAGTTCCTACTGGAAGATTACCCACACTAGGGCAAATACCAGAGCCGCCCCCACTAGACCCAGGAGGTCAACTTCCCGGTGAAGTAATTCCTGGACTTATTCAAACCGAAGATCCTAATCAAGGTTATGTAAACACCTCTTTGAATCAAGCAAACTCTGCTGCTCAAAATCAAGCATCGACTAATGGCGAGCAGATTTCAGTTAATCAAGCAATATCTAATATTGTTAATCCTAATGCTATTGTAATATCAGATCCACTATATGATCCTCAGCAGAACTTTTTTAAAATAAAACAAACTCAAAAGATTGTTCCTGTTTCAAATGGTTATTTCTTAAAAGTTTTCCGAAACTCTGTTGCTCAAGAAGTTTACAATCTTTTGTTTTATCAGGAGGGCGACACCAGAAGCTGGGATGAGGATTCTATTCAGAACCTAACAGATGATAAGATAATATTTAGTTTAAATATAAATTTACTTGAAGCTTTTAATAATCTTAGAGACGCTACAGGCAAACAAATTGGCGTAAATGTTTTTGTAAATGTAATAAGAAAACATTTAGTTACTGGAACCATCAATGAGATTAATCCAGATTATTATTTGAACTCATACGAAACACAAAAGAATAGTAAGTTTGTTTCTTTTTCACAATCTGAGAGCCAAAGTTCTAACGAACTTTTTTCATTGTTATATCTCCGTGATCAGCAGTATGGTTTGGGGGTTATTAAAGACAATTTTCAAAATCAGATTGAGATGGGGAGGTTTAGATTTCTAAATGAAGATCTAAAATTAAGTTTAAGAATTGATAAGTTTGATGGTTCGGTAGATAAACTTGAAATACCTAATGCAGGCTTTCCAATTAGTTATCTTAACCCTGTTGCTGCTTCCACCATTCCTGCTGTTGGAACCACTAACCTACTTAATATTGGAGATGGAGGTGGTTACTACATTCAGGCTGAGTCAGAGAGCGGTGAAGAGAAGCCGATAGTGTTAGATGGTCTTGTTAGCTCAACTTTCTATGCCCCCGCATCAGTTCGGTCTAGTTTGTTGGATATAGTCGGAAGCCGTTTTCAATATAGGTTGACTGCCGAATCACTTACAAACTCACACGAGTTTGTAAGTGGGGATACTGGGCCCAGCACTTTGACCCCTTTATACTTCGGTATTGAATTAAGCTCTGTCGAAACAGTCGCCTTCAGTAAACCAACTGTTGAAGACTACTCAGCAACGTATTTCAGGATAAATAATAATGAACAAATTCAAAAGCATTTGAACAATAATTCATTAGCTGTTCCACAAGTATATCTTGATTATCGAGATCCGCTATACAGATACATCTTGGATACTTCGTCATTTTCTCTTAAATCCTCAGATATAAGTAATAAGGATTTTGTGGCTAATCCAACATTATTGGGCAGCGATAATTTTGTAAAAAATATACCTTTTGGATTTGTAATAGTGCCCAGCCAGGGATCTAACTTTAACCCTTTCAACGGGAGATCTAAGATAACAAATTTGGATGATAAGGTTACCAGGGAGATACTTCTCACACCCACTCTTAACAGGGGAATAACGTCCAACGAAAAAACAGGATTTGATTTCTATAATCTATTCTTAGAAGATGGGTTGACTCGAATAGGAAGTTTTGAACAGAAAAGTATTCACAACTTTGGTTATCGGTATGAGCCTAGTAGCTTTTACAACACTTTTTATGTAGGTGATACCCTTGGAGCTAGCTCTCCAACAGTCTCTTCCTACGGAGCTTCTTACCTAGTTAAAGATGTTCTAGACCACATAAAAGATGAGTACAATCCTGAGTCCGTGGTTTGGTTTGATGTATTTAGCCGTATGCCATTGTCCAGAATTGGAGAATTGATGTTTGATCTGCATGAAGGATTCCTAGATAAATTGAAAAATGGTTTTAGGCACGGAATAAAGATAAAGAATGCTCAGAGAAATAGCATTAATCCTGTAACCCTACTAAAAGAAGATTCAAAAACAATAGTAAAATCTGAATCTAGGCCAAAATCGAAATTAATTGATAGATAATTTTATTGTTTTTATTTACGTAAATTTGATACATATACATACAGGAGTTTATTATGCGCTACATTAATGTTGATGATGATTTTGTTGGCAAGATCCTTGCCGCTAACCAACTGACTGAATCCAAAGATCTGAATGAATCTCAGGAAGTCGAAGTTGTTGAAGAGGCCTGCGAAGAAGGTCATGTCTGCCCGCTCTGCGAGTCTGAATTAGATGAGCCTATCTCGGAGCAAGCGATGAAAGAGTGTGTTGATTTCATTCTTGGCACCATCAATGAGGCCCTTGAGCAGGACGGTGAGTTCCTTGAGGAAGCCGAAGATGAGCTTGACGAAAAATACGAAGTTGGCTCAGATGGTGATAGGGATGAAGGTGACGGCCCCTCGAAGAATAGGAAGAGGAGGAAGCCCGGCGACGAAAACAACGACGAAAACAACGACGAAGACAACGACGAAGACAACGACGAAGATAAGTGAGGACATAAGTGATGAGTGCTAGCACTAAGAATCTCTTAGCCCTTACTGAAGGCATACTGTCGCAAACTCCTCCCGTGAAGGAGGTAGTTGTTAAAACTGATCCAATTGTTGATGACGGCCTTAAAGCTGTTGTTGTGCCTGACGCTTTTGTTAATCAAATTGTTGGCTTTAACGGTGCTCTGAACGAGTCTTCTGATCCCGATAAAAAACAAGAACTCATGCCTGAGTTTGATCCTATCAATGAGGCCACAATCCTCAAGGAAAGGCTTGAATCTCTGGTTGAAAACCTGAAAGAACTCCTAAAAGAAGCCAGAGAAGTTATGGAAGAAATGACTGCATCTGGCTCTGGGATAGTGGGGGGCGCCAAGCCTTTATTTAAAAAGCCAATCAGAAAAAATGAACCTCGTAGACGTAGTAAGGGAAACTAAAGCCACCAAAGCTCAAGGATCTACTGAAGGCAGATCCAAGATGAATAAAGGCGGGGCTAAGACCAAAGCATCTAAGTCTCGTGTTAAGGTTTACGACTCTATTACGACTGCGTTAAAGAAGGGTTACGTGGGTCAAATATTCTCCACTAAAAATTCTAATCGTCTTTACGTTATTACTAAGCGTAAGTGGGGTAAGGATGATGAGCAAGAAGTTGGAGGTAGAGTCGCCAAGGGCTTTTCCCCAGGAACCATTCCTTCCAAGTTTTCAGATGTTAAAAAGTATGCCGTTAGGACATTAGTACGGCATGGTAAACAGAGATCCGGTAAATTTAAAAGCAAGAAATACTGGTCTCGCAAACAAAAATAGGATTAATTATGTTACTCGTAGAGTGCAATGTTTTAGAGAAGGTTGAAGTTATTAACGAAGGCACTGGGACTGCCACTCGTCTTCGATTAAGAGGTAAATTCCAACAATGCGATGAGCAAAACAACAATGGTAGAATTTACCCTAGATCTATTTTAGAATCGCAGGTGAAAGCCATTCAAGAAAAGATCGGTGACCGTTCGTTAGTTGGTGCTCTTGACCACCCAGCCAACGATGCTATCCACCTTTCGCAAGCCTCACACGTTATCACTGGTTTAAGCATTGATAAGGACGGCTCGGTTATGGGTGAGTGTGAAATCCTTTCTACCCCTAATGGGCAGATTGTTCAAGCTCTGATTAACGACGGCGTAAAGATCGGCATCTCCAGCCGTGGTGTTGGTAGTGTTACTGAAGGTATCAAAGGGAAAATTGTCAATGAAGACTTTAAATTAATCACCTTTGATCTTGTGTCTGACCCTTCTACTAGAGGCGCATTCCCTGAGCTTACAGAATCCATTCGTGAGAATAGTCAACGTGCTCAAAAGATTGTTACTAAGCATAAGCAAGATCGAGTCTTGCTCACAATGCTTGAGAGCAAGATTAGCGAGGCCATGAAAAAATCTAAGAAAAAATCTAAGAAGAAATCTAAAAAGAAAGGCGATAGCTCTGAGTTCCCTGATTTGAGCGGTGATGGTGAAACCACTTTTAAAGACATTTTAATTGGTCGTGGTGTCATTAAGAAAGGTAAGAAGAAAAAGTCTATGGGAGAAGGAGCCTTCGACCGCGACCCAGAGGGTTTCGTGCAAGCTGTGAAAGCCGACAGGGAAAAGAGAGCCGCCGCTGTGTCCGGCGCCCCCGACAACGACGATAAATCGAAGGGAGAGAGCATTGACATTAGAACGGCTGTTATAGAGGGATTTAAAAAGGTTTGTTGGGGCGACCGTTACGATGAAAGCAATGCTGCTAGGAGAAAGCTGACAAGAAAACTAAAAGCAAAAGAATTCGCAAGGATAGAAGCAGAAAAAAAAGCAGCAGAAGCAGCTATGAAAAAAAAGCAAGACGCTCTTAGAGGGTACGCACAACAACTTCCGGCGTCGTCATTAGGGGACACAGCATCAGCGCCATCCCGTGAAGATAGTTCAATCGACATTAGAGCGACTGTCATAGAGGGATTCAAAAAGGTTTGTTGGGGTGACAAGTATCACGAATCGAATCGCCCTGGTGAGGAAGAGCAAGTTCGCAAGGAAGTTGACGATCAAGGTAGAGTTGAGAGCCGTGAAGAAAGAAAAGCCAGATTGGCTCGTGAAGAAAAGGCGGCGACAGAAAGATACCGGCAGGAGCACGCTGCCATGTACGCTCCTAAAAAGAAATAACTAAACCCAAGGAATGAACCATGTCAAAACATGAAGACTATGACGATTACAACAACGCAAAGCAGACATTTATTGTGAAAGACGAAAAAGCAGCATTGAAAATGAAACGCGAGGAGGCTAAAGCCGCCCGTGAGAAATACAAAGCTGTCGTCGCTCGCGAGAGAGAGGAGAAGGCTGCTGAACGCGCAATCAAAAGAGATCAGATTCAGCTTGAATTAACCAAGTTGAAGCTGTCTCAGAGTGCTAGTGAGAAAGCTCGTACTAACATTGCGCTCACAACGCCTGCTCTTCTTGTTCTGTTGATTGGTGGTTTCATTGCCATGCTTGGATTTGGTGCATTACCAAGTGATCAAGTATCAGTTGCGTCCGCATTGTTAACCTTGGTGGCGACAGCACTAATGCAAAATTTACGATCCATCGTGTCTGAAGGTGCTGCTGATGCATCCGATGCCAATGGTAATGGTAATGGTCATGATGATGAGAAACCTAAGGTGTCTAAGAAATGAACGACAACTCTAAAGTTTTAGATAAGATTGCAAAGGAGTTGGACAAGGCTGTCCAACTCCATGCCAGTCAAGCTAAAAGGATTAGAGCATTACTGAGTAAAAAAGATGAGATTAAAGTCTCCGAAGGTTCTGATAAAGGAGGTCTTCGCGGATGGTTTGAAGGCGGTGGATGGGACCGCTACGATTCCAAAGGTAACAAAATTGGAAAGTGTGGTGGCCGCAAGCCTGGAGAGGCCAAGCCTAAATGTCTCTCTAAAGAGAAGGCCGCTAAACTTGGTAAGAAGGGTAGGGCTAAAGCGGTTCGTAAAAAGCGCAGAGAAGATCCCAACCCTAACAGGAGGGGCAAACCTATTGATACTCCATCTACAAAGAAAGGATTAAAAATGAGAAAAGATAGCTCAACTGAAATTGATTCAAGTTTGTATGACAGAATCTTGGAAAAAGTATTACTCGAATCCAGGAAAAAGAATAAGAACAGAAGAAAGCGTAAGAAGAAGGGTAAGACCAGTGGCACTAAGGACGCTTGTTATCATAAGGTGAAAGCTAGTGCGGCAGTATGGCCCTCAGCATACGCTTCCGGTAGGCTGGTTCAATGTCGTAAGAAAGGTGCCTCTAATTATGGCACAAGCAAGGATAAAAAATAATTAGTATTAAATTATTACAATCAGCTAAATACCTATATAGAGGTTATTATGTCGCAGCACAAAGAAATTTTAGACTCGGTTGCAGAGTATCTTCCTGAGGGTCTTGATGAAAGCACCCTTGAGAAGGTTTCTGAACTTGTCGCTGTTATTATTCAACAGCGCGTCGAGGAGCAAGTTAGTGACCTGTCCACGAAGGTCCAATCTTTTATTCGTGGCAACATCGAAAAGTTGAAAGAGCAAGCACTTAAGGAGCTTGAGCTTGAAAACGAGACGTTCCGTAACGCACAAATGTTTGAAACTGTCCGTTCGATGTTTGCATTAGAGAACACTAACCAAGACGAAATGAACGGCATGGAAGTTCTCGCATCTCTTGGTGAGCAACAGGAAGAGAAAAATCAAGCTCTTCTTCGTCAAGTTGATAAGCTCCTTAAGGAGAACGTCAATCTGAAGCGTCAGTCCAAGGTTGCAAGTGATAAGAACCAAAAGTTAGAAGAGGCTTTGCAGACTGTCCACAATGAAATGGAGAGCCTGCAAGAATCGGCTAACGCTGAGAGGAAACTCTCAGACTCGGCACTAGTCATCAGTGAAGATAACTTCAAAGTGAAGGAAGCTGATGAAAAGTTAAATGAAAACCACGCTAACCACGGTAACGAGTGGATCAATCAAGGCGTGTTAGAAAAACTCAACAGTTTAAGAGGTTAAAATGACCGCATTAGATAGAAACGAATTACTGAAGCGTTGGGAACCACTCCTTGAAGGTATCGGGGATGATCACATCGCGTACCAGACGGCTCGTCTCTTTGAAAACCAAGCCAAAGAATTTACGAAGTCGAATCTGAACGAAGCCTTAGACGGCAGCCCGACAACCACAGGTAAGATTGGCACCTTCCAAAAGTTTGCCTTCCCGCTTATTCGCCGAACCTACCCGGAACTTATGTTCAACAAGATCGGCGCCACTCAGGCGATGGACGGCCCTGTGTCGCAGATCTTCTACATGGGTAACTCCCGTGCTCTGGGGACCGCCGAGCAGGTGATGTACTCGAAGTTCAACATCACACCGAAGAACCTCGTTGCTGGCCGCATTGGCTCGCAGTCGGGTACGGCGGGCATTCCTAATACGGCAGTTCCTCCGTTTTCCCCTAAGAATGGTGTGAGTGCCCTTGATTTTGACAATGGTCTTAGCGAAGTTGATGTCAGTAACGTCATCGCTGCCAACTCGCAAGGTGCTCCGACCTCCTCGATGGGTGGTAGACTCGCTGCGTTCCCTGATAAGGATTCCATCCTGGGTTACTCGGTCTCCTCCGCTGAAAGACTCAAGAACACTGAAATTCCTGAAGTCAACATGCACATTCAGAAGCAAACGGTTCAAGCGCGTGAGCGTAAGATGAGAGCCCTTTGGACCCTGGAAGCTGCTCAAGACCTTAAGGCTTATCACAACTTGGACATGGAAGCTGAGTTGACGGATCTGCTCTCTAAGGAAATGAACCTTGAGATTGACCGTGAACTGATTGAGGACATCCGCATGATCGCCTATGGCCCTGCCGCTCTCGGTGGTGGTTTCGCCGGTTGGTACCTGGAGTCGCTGTATCAAGGCAATGCTGATAACTTCCCTGGCACGGGTGGCACCAACAGCGGCGCTGTCCCTGGCGGTACATTTATCGGTGGTCAATACGAGTATGACTTCTCGGACGCCCTGAACGCCGAAGAGGCTGCTGTTGGGACTACGGCTGGCAACGGTATCAACCGTCGCTACTCGAACGTCTACATCATGGACCTGAAGCGTTTCACCTCTGGCCAGACGACGCCGACCCAAGGTGCTCAACACCTCGGTCACATCTACTCGAACGTTCTGGCGCTAATCAACTTTGCGAGCACGGACATCTACCGCACGACCCTGCGTGGTGCCGGTAACGTCCTCATCACATCGCCGGTTATTGCGTCGATGCTTGAGTCGGCTGCGAAGCTTGAGGGTGGCCTTGCTGCTGGTGATGGTCCGACCACACAGACTGTTGGCAACCAAATCCAATACGTTGGCAAGTTCGCTGGCAAGTATGACCTCGTGGTTGACCCGATGTTCCCCGAAGACGAGATCATCGTTGGCTACAAGGGCAACAACGCGATGGACGCTGGCTTCTTCTACTGCCCGTACATCCCGGTCCAGCCGCTGGACACGGTGGTCGATCCTGAGACCTTCCAGCCGAGAAAGGGCATCCTGACTCGCTATGGCAAGGTTGCGGTTCAGCCTGCTTCGAGATTCTACAGAGTCATTCGACTCGTTGGCACGGGTGCTGATTACCTGACGCCGGAGATCTTCAGACAGTTCTCTGCTGGTGGCGTG